AAATGGTCAAAAATTTAGACTTGGTGATACTGACGAATACTTTTGGAAAACCAAAGATGAATGATAGAGTTTGCTTTAGTCTATATGATAGGCACGATAATAATTAATCAAGACCAGACATTTCCCAATGTTAATGATTGTCTTTATTTTGCCAGACGATTAAATGAACAACCAGAGATTCCATACCCAGATGCCAAGTTCAGAAAGATCACAGCCTATTGTAAGCCCGTGCCAAAACGTCTGCAAAATAGAAGATAATATTTGTATTGGGTGTTTTAGAACTTTAGATGAGATATCTGTGTGGTCTAAGCTTTCAGACCATAAACGATCAGAAATTATGAAATCAGTCAAAAAACGAGGCTCTCAAATGCCTCAGAATCGTTGAAACATAAGGCTTTGGTAGGATTACTACCTAAAACAACCTTTTCTTTTGTATCTTTATTATACATAGGCTAACATCAATTGATGCTATTTTGGCATTTATGTAATTCATTTTTCCTATGTTTTTTATTTTGCGGAACGAATGTATAACTAATAATAGAAAAGGAGTACTAAATGTTATCAAATTGGTTTTATAAATTTAAAATAGGAAGAACAATAACTGCATTAAATAGTTTGGATGATGCTACATTAAAAGATATAGGTATACATAGATCAAATATCAAGTCTCATGCCTACGAAGTTTTTAAAAATGAGAAGCCAGAGCAAGATCCTATGTCAGAACTACACGATCTTTATGTCAAGTCTACTTATTAATCTACTTCGCCCCAATTGTCGCACAACACAGAGTCAACTTCAAAAGGCACTTTAAGATTTGGTATACAGTTTGACATGATATCAACAATCTTATCTGCCTCTTTTTGATCCTTTATGTTAAAGCATAATTCGTCATGAACTGTTAAAGTTGGAGTCAATCCCTCTTTATAACATTCTATCATAGCTTTTTTTGTTTGGTCGGCACTCGAACCTTGGATTAGTTTATTCAAAGCTTTGTATGTAAATGCTCTTCTTATTCTATTTCTGCCGCCATATTCTTTTTGTGCTTCAGCAAGAGGCATAGCTTTGTTGTATCCATATGACACCGGCTCCCACATATCAAACCTACATTTACGACCTAACCATGTTCTAATAACACCATGCTCCTTTGCATGACTTGATGTTCTTTCTGCTATGCCCTTAACAAAAGGAACTTTTTCATGATATGTATCTAGAAGTTTTGTAGCTTCTTCTTCGTCAACACCCATAACATCGGCTAGTTTTTTCTTACCCATACCATACATAATTCCAAGATTAACTGTCTTGGCATTCTTACGAGATATGCCTGCCATATCGGCTACCATCTGATGAAAGTCAGCATTTCCTTTATTATACATTTCTATCACTTGATCTATCTGAGGATGTTTATTTTGACCTGTCAAGCTACCACAATAATGGGCTAACCATCTTGGCTCTTGTGATGCATAATCAAAGGAACCCCATTTGTGGCCCTCCTCCGGGATAAACAAACCACGAATTAATTTTTTGATCTCAGGATCTCGTGCAGGAATCTGTTGCAAATTGGGGTTACTTGAGCTAAAACGACCTGTAACTGTACCTCCGTCATCGGATCTTAAAGGATTAAAATCACAATGAATTCTACCCTCATGAGAATGATTAAGAATAGTTTCAATAAATGTCGTGTTCGCTTTGTTAAGTTCCCTAATTTTAAGAATCTTTGCCGCAATGGGGTGGGGGTGATTAGAGAGAAACTGTTTTGTAAACATGGGTGCCCCAGACTTTTCTGTGCGAAGATAGTGGATCCCAAGGGAGTCAAACACTTTTGCTATAGATGTGGCGACCCAAGGTTCAATAGAGAGACCGGTATCTTTGACCACCTCTTGTAGTAGTTCTTTCTCTCTTTTAGCCAACATCTTCTTAACACCCTCTGCCTTGTCTACATCAACACGAACACCTTTTGTTTTCATGTCTAACAAAACCGGTAACAAAGAAGACTCCAAATTAAATATGGCATTACACTCTTCTTTATCTAACAGAGGTCTTAAATGATCCCAAAGCTTTAATGTGACACTAGCATCTTGTTCAGCATACGCACCAACAAAACGACTAGGTAATTGCCACATTCCAGATTTTGGATCTACACCAAAATATTCTGCTGCTTTATTCATTATTTTTTCGTTTTTCCACTCGCCAAGATACTCTCCTGCAAGCGAATTTAAATTATAGTATCTTCTGTTTTCATTTAACAAAGGTGCTGCGATCATTGTGTCTATAATCTTGCCTTGAACTTCAATGCCCTCGGCTCTAAGCCAACCTAAATCATACATAGAATTGTGGAATACTTTTTCTATGTGCGGTGTTTCCATTTGTTTTTTTAACCAGGTAAAAACTTTTTGGGGTGGTATGTTACCACCACCCTCATGTCTTATTGGATAGTAAGCTATAAAATCTCCTGCAGCGACAGCCACACCAATTACATAACCATCTTTTCTACACCACCCTGGTCCGAGTTTCATTAAATTAGGATCTCTTGTTTCTAAGTCAACGGCTATTCTATCGCACTTGGTTAGATCAGGGAAAGATGAAGGAGGTGACCAATCACTTTCTAATCCGATTGCTGCTACTTCCTTTATATCTTCATTAGTTAAGTCTGGCATTTCTTCTGGTCCTTTCGCTTTAAACCAATCGCCCCCCATGTCGGCTAAATTAAATTGATGTTTCTTTTTCATGATTAACAATCTCTCCACCTAGTGCTGCATACCCAATAATATCTGTCCACGAATCATCGTGTTCCATTGTTTCAGCTAACCTAGCTAATTTAACTCCTATCATACAAGCAACTACCTCTTCAGCAGTTACCTCTCTTGCTAACACAACCGACCATATCTTGGCTATTCGTTCATGATTGAACTTAGCTGGCCCATATTCCTTGGCTCTCGGTCCGTTTATTAGTTTCTCTGCCTCGTCTAAAAAATATTTTCTGTCTTTTTTCATAATCTAAATCCATTATCTTTACTTGATTCTACAATGTGTAATTCTTTTTTTGCTCTTGTTGCCCCTACATAAAAAGTCCTAATCTCGGAATCTTGATCAGGACTTTCTGCACATGCTCTTGACGACTCTAGCATAAGTAGGACGTTGTCTGCCTCACCACCTTTTGCCTTATGGATCGTTGATACTTTGATTCTTGGTGAACCGTTCCAAATCTTCTCCCCACTCTTCCTCACTGAGTTGATGTAAGTCAACTCCTTGTCCGATACTTTTACCACTTGGTTCCAATGTGTATCCGCTGACACATTTAGACAATCTCCCATGTGTTCTATTGAATATAGTTTTTCTGGGTCTAAAGAAGTTAACACTCTTTTTCCATGTTTGGTAAACACATGAGGCTGTGTTATCTTCGAAAAACTCTTCCATTCGCTTATAGACAATTGTTGATTTTTGCATATCTTATTCCACACCTCTATTCCGTTAAGTACATTTGGGGAAATAGACCAACCAGAACCTTCTTTCCAAAAGAGGTATCCACTTTCTTTAAGTTTGTTAGCAACTTTATTAGCAATGTAATTCGTTCTTGCAAGGATCAACCACTCTCCGGTTCTTAGGTCTACATCCATCATATCATAATGCCACACAACTAAACCTTTTTTTGTGGTGGGTTGCCAAACTTTAGGTTGTCTGTTAGAGAGCCTTTCCACTAAATTTTCTACTATGCCATGCACATGTAAAGGTATTCTGTATGATTGATCTAATATAATTTTATTAGAACTAGCATTTAAAAAGTCTTTAACATCCACTCCCATCCAAGAATATATACATTGATCGTCATCTCCTGCATAAAAAGTTTTCTTTGCCCTTGGAACTAAAATTTTTTTAACCATGTCCCATTGCATAGGAACTAGGTCTTGTGCCTCATCCACTATTAATAAATCTAAACTCGGACCCTCGCCTTGATCTATAAAATCTTGGATCATGTCAACAAAGTCTCGTTTCTTCATGGCTTTCTTATAATCATGTAATGCTTTTTCAACTACTTTGGCTTGTTGAAAATTCATCCTACGGTCATTTGTATCACTGAACTGTTGTTCTAAACTTACACCCCGAACACGAGCCATTTGAATTAAACCAAGATAAGCATCTCCTCCTTTACCAGCCGTGAACAATGTGCCGTCACCCAAAGTTAGTGAGGAATTAGCAGAAAATTCTAAACCTACAAGTTCTCCTAATTTTGTATAATCATTGCCAAACAAAACATCCTTTCGACTAATCCCCAACCATTGAAAAGCCAATGAATGTAATGTTCTAAACCAAACAAGTCTGTCATCACTAATACCTAATTTTTCTATTGTTCTAGTTTTTGCTTCTTCTGCAGCCTTCCGGCTAAAAGAAACAAAGCCTATGTTCTCAGGTGGTGTTCCATTCTTTATTTCTTCTTGAACAATAGATATAAGCTTAGTTGTTTTTCCCGTCCCTGGTGGTCCAAATATTGTCGTTTCCATTACATCTCCAATCTTCCGTGACATGCTTTACACACACATACACATTTCTCAATTTCTTTATCTATTAAATCTATACTTCTATTTTCACTTACTATTTCTGCTACAGCTTTGTATTTCATTTCTGGAATAACATGATGCCATTGTAAGTTTGAGGATTTTTCATTGTATCCACACATCTCACATCCTCTTTCTAGTTTTATTTGATTGACGTAATCTCTTGCTCTTTCTCTTGCTCTTGCCCATCTATTTGTCATCAAAGCACAATCCTTTTGCGTATATTCTGACTGCCTTTGGATAAAGTTTCCAAGCTTCATCAACCACATAATCTTCTATAAGTTTTTTGTCAGCCATAC